GTTGGTGGACCAATTCGGCTACCAAGGAAACGTTTGAACAGAAAAGGAGGAATCTAATGGGCAGTGAATACAAAACAGCAATCGACTGGGAAGCCCTCCAAATCGAGGCTGAGGTTTTCGATGCGACCGAAGGCCACCCCAACCTGCGAGAGGGTGACCTCATGGATGAAGAGATCCTTCGCCGCCGGATTGCCAGGGAAGCCGCAAACAACATGGAAAAGGACTTGACAAACGGCGAATCGTAGAGTATAGTTCCATATCGAGCACACAAGTGCTCACAATTGACACAGCAACTGCGAGTGTAAAGAAAAGGAAAAGACAAATGAGCATTTTCAAGAAGATCAAGGCCGCCAAAGTTTCAAAAGGTGGCAACTACATGCGGGCCGGGCACTACCTGGCCTTCCTTCGGAACATCAAGCAGGACACCAGCCGCAAGGACATTCCGTTCATTGCCGTAGAAATGGTGGTCCTGGAGAGCCTCGACAACAAGGTCGAAGAGCCCCATCGCCCAGGCGAAGAAGCCACCCATCTCCTCATGGCGGACAAGGATTCCTTCCTTGGGAACTTCAAAGGAATGGTCGCCAATCTCGCCGGTGCCGAGGCCGATGACGTGGACGAAGAAACCGCTGAAGAGGTCGTGTCCGTAGACCAGCCTCTCTCTGGCAAGGTCATCGAAGTCATCGCCAGGGACATCGAGACCCGTGCGGGAAAACCGTTTACGGTCATCGACTACAAACGGACCCTCCCCACCGAAGAGGTGGAAGACCGGGTGGGCATGGCAAACATGAAACTGAGCCTTACCCAGGCCGAGATTGATACACTACTCGCGGGCTGAGTAAAACTACTGTGAATCCGGCCCGCACGGGGGAGGGCAACCTCCCCCGTTATTTTTCAATCAATGGGAGAGGTGAGATGGCGATTTACGAATATTGGTGTAGGGCTTGTGGGGCAGAGATGGACATCGATCATCCAATGTCAGACTCGTCCCCCCGCGCCTGCAAGTGCGGTGCCCAGATGGTGAAGAGGATCGGATCAGGCAACTTCATCCTCAAGGGAGGTGGCTGGCCTGGCAAGTCGATCAAGAGCAAGAACGAATCCTTCAAGGAGCAGGTGAGGCGGGAGAAGCAGGAAAACATCCCAGGGCCTGACACCTTGCCCAGGAGCGGGTGATATGGAAATCATCACCATCGACACAGAGACCAAGCTCATGGCAGCAGACCAGGTTGCCCCGGACGTTATCTGTGTCTCATTCGCCAACTCCAAGGGTCAGTCAGAACTCCGCGCACACTGCGACCCCCACACCCTAGAGATCCTGACGAAGCTGTTCAAGGGTGATGATACCTTGGTCTTCCATTACGCTGCATTTGATCTGACAGTGATTGCCAAGACCTGGCCGTCCCTTGAGCCACTCATCTGGGCGAAGCTAGGGCGTGACCAGATCACAGACACGATGATCAGGGAGAAGCTCCTCAACCTCTCCACCTTCGGAGCCATTGATAAGATGGAGATGGAGAACGGTGCAGTCAGCAGGCTCTCTTATTCATTGTCTGACCTGGAGAAGAGATACCTCGGTATGGACAGGTCTGACGAGAAGGAGGGCGACGATATCTGGCGGCTCAGGTATGCTGAGTTGGAAGGTATGAAGATCGACGACTACCCAGAAGAGGCGTATAAATACGCTGTGGAAGATGCCGAGAACACCATGGGAGTGTATCAGGCCCAGGAGGTTCGGAAGATCGAAGAACAGTGCGCCACGACTGCCACGGAGTTCTTCCAGACCGCCACGGACTTCGCTCTCAGGAAAATGACCGTGACGGGAATACACATCGACCGGGAGGCAAGGGATGAGCTGGCTGCCGAGTTGGCTGAGGAGCTGACCCCAGAGAAGATGCAGCCCCTGGTGGACGCTGGAATACTCCGGTCAGGATTACCTCCCATGCCCTACAAGAACGGTGCCCTGAATGAGGACGGCACCCCGAAGCTGAAGAAGGCGAAGAAGCCCTCGATCAACACGAAGGTCCTCCACTCCATCATTGAGGATGTGTGTGAGGCCAATGGTCTCAAAGTGATCATGACGAACGATGGCACAGAGGGCAAAAAGAGCAATGTATCTGCCAGCGAATCTACCATCATTCCACTCGCTCTCCTGTCACCTGTCCTGAAGGTCTACCAACACCGGCAGAAGCTCCAGAGGTTGGCCGGGACGGAACTGCCCAGGCTGAATGCTGACAAGGTTCACCCGAACTATTCCATCCTGAAGGAGACAGGTCGCACGTCGTCCTATGGGAACGCCCATGGGAGCCTGGAGCCCTACCCCTCTACCAACATCCAACAGGTCGATCCGAGGGCCAGAGGGTGCTTCATTCCCCGCCCAGGGCACGCCCTGATCAGTATTGACTACTCCGCGCTGGAACTGTGCTCCGTCGCCCACCAGACTTTCGGGCTCTTCAAGAGGTCCGTTCACCGGGACAAGCTCCTGGCAGGGTATGACCTCCATGCCTACCTGGGGGGTCAACTGGCATATCACTTGGACGACATCTTCCCTCTCTACTGCGCCAGGATCGGAGCAGAGGACCCGGACGCGATTTACAAGGCATTCCTTGGGCTCAAGACCGGCGACAAGGTGGAGAAAGCCTTCTTCAAGCACTGGAGGAAGTTCGCCAAGCCAGTGGGCCTGGGGCTTCCTGGGGGACTAGGGCCAGCGACACTCGTCACGTTCGCCAAGGGAACCTACGGTGTGGACATGACGGAGGCCCAAGCCGCCATGATGAAGGAGATTTGGCTCCAGACCTACACCGAGATGCCACAGTTCTTCAAGCACATCAACAACCAGTGTGAGGACCCCATGCGTCCAGACACCTACAAGTATACGACTCCTGGAGGGATGCTCAGAAGGGGTGCAGCCTACTGCGCCGCCTGCAATGGCCTGTCCATGCAAAGCCCTTCAGCCGAGGGAGCGAAACTGGCTGTTTTCAATACCGTCAAGGCATCCAAGATAGGTCATCTGAAGGGGATAAACATCCTCGCATTCATCCATGATGAAGTCATCGCCGAGGCTCCTCTCGACCGGGTGGATGAGGCAGCATTGAAGATCAGCGAGATCATGGACAACTCCATGGCCGAGGTGTTGACGGACGTGCCCATAGCCACAGAGGCAGCCGCAATGATGAGATGGGACAAGCGGGCCGAGCCGGTCTTCGATAAGGCCGGGAAGTTAATCCCATGGGAACCACCACTGGAGGAGAAGTGATATGGCAACTTTCAAACACCTGAACGGTATAGAAGTAGACATCGGGAGCCCGACTGCCTTCAAAGTGAAGATGCTGCCGGGGGCTGGCTTCTTCTCAGTCGTAGCCAACTACGCCAACGGAAAGAGCCTCGCAGTTTACCAAGCAACCTGTTGGCACGAGGCCCTACTCTTCTGTAGACAGTTTGCCCAGCACGTCGTTGACGGTGGCAACAATGTAAAAGTTCACCCAGTGACCAAAAGTATAGTGGAGGATTCATGATCTTTTCAAGGAAAATGCAAGTTAAGATCATCATCGGGGTGCTCCTCTACTTCGGTAACGCCGGTCTCACCATCGGTGGCTGGGAAGGGATGACCTACATCTTCGAGCCTCTTGACACTGCCGCCAACATCGGGAGCGTGAAGATTGCAGTGAACACCACGAAGACGAAGAACAGTGACCACGTTATCTTGAAGGCTGGCCTGGACCGCGTTGGCAGGTGCTCCTTCGAAGTGTTCTACAAGGCTGGGGGGTCAGTCCTGATCGGCCCCTCGCCGACCCTGGCAAGCACCTTCCAGGTCGTCGCTACCAAGCCTGGGAAGGGTTACTGGTATGACCTCGCCAGTGGACTGCTGCCGGACTGGATCGACAGGGTTGTGGTCCGGACATACAAAGTTGGGTGGGATCTGGACCTTAAACTTGTAAACCGGAAATGTGTGGAGTATACTCTTATAAGAGAACCACCAACAACAGGAGAAAAATGATGACCGAGAGAGACAAGCAACGTGACCCACGCTCCCACCCACCACTGCCTTACCAGCATCGTTTCATGGGTGGATATCATTCCCCCAGCCAGGAGGAGGAGATAGAGGCTGACAATCCTGTGATAGGGATCGACCTCGCGAAAGGGTTGGATCACTCCGCTCACATCACCCAGAAAAGGGAGGCTCCCGTCGAGGAGATGGAGACCCTTCCAAACGGTGCCAAGCAATCCAAGCTGGCCGAGAGGTTCGACCTGATCGACCCAGGGGCAATCAAGAACCTGGCCCAGGTCCTGGCCTATGGCGCAGAGAAGTATGGGGACTCCAACTGGAAATCCAACGGAGGCATTCCGCTCAAGAGCCACCTCAACCACCTGGTCCGGCATGTCTACAAGTTCCTGGAGGGGGACACGAGTGAGGATCACCTCGGCCATGTGTTCTGTCGTGCCATGATGGCTATCTGGGCGAAGAACCTCGTGGAGTCGATGTTTGATCGGAACAACCAGGAATGACTTACGATATCATCATTGTCGGGCTCGGGAAGAGTGCAAGAGACGAAGCAGATACGCTCAAGAAGTTTTGCACCATCGGCGTAAATGACGTTGGTGACTTCCTGAGCCCGACCTACCTCCTCGTGCTGGACAAGCTCGGGAGGTTCACACAGGAGCGGGTAGACACGATTGAGGGCACCCCAGCGAACCGGGCCTATGTCTGCCACCAGGATGATTGGCTCCTGCCCCATGTGAGGTATGGGGTCACGAAGTTGGAGACCAAGAAGTTCACACATCTCCAGCCAGAACAGTGGGACCTTGATAAGGGACCCATACCTCACTTCATGACATCCCCGTTCGCCGCCATCGGTCTTGCCTACCGATTCCGGTCCAAGAACATTGGCATCATCGGGATGGACCTCCTGCGAGACCACCACATGAGCAAGGCAGCAGGAAAGATCAACAAGCAACTCAAGGTATACAGAGACCTATTGGCAGCCAAGGGAGTCGGCCTGTTCAACTGCTCCCCCATCGCGAACCTGCCTGCACTACCATTTAAACCATTGATGGCCATGAGACCGTCGAAAGCGAGACCAGCATGAACGTCAACAAGATTGCAGAACTGTTCGGTGAATATTCGAGGAGTGGGTGTGCCACCGCACAGCACTTACCAACCCTCCGCCGCATCGCAAAGGAGTGTGCCAATGTCGTGGAGTTCGGGGTGAAACAAGGTGCAAGTGCTTCAGCATTCCTTCTTGGATGCAATGGAACACTTTACTCCTGGGACCTCGTGATAACTGGCAAGGCCAGGAGACTCAAGAGAGCAGCAGGGAAGGACTGGCGACTACATGAGGGTGACATCCGGGACATCAAAGAGATCCCTGTGTGTGACATGATCTTCTTCGACTCCCTCCACACCTACGAGCAGTTGAACTACGAACTCCGCACTTTCGGAAAACAGGCCCAGAAGTTCCTGGTCTTCCACGACACGATCTCCTTCGCCATCTACGGAGCCGATGGAGAGACAGGCAAGTGGCAGAGGCAGCCGAGCGTTACCCCCGTGCATGATAAGGACACCCATGGAATTCGATTGGCCATCGACGAATTCATGGTCTGCAACCCAGAGTGGAAGATCAAATTCCACTTCCCGTATGGACACGGATTGCTGTGCTTGGAGAAGCAATGAAGCTAATCTATTGCACCGCCGTCTACGGAGCTACTGACCCACTGAGGGACCCACTGGACGTGAACCCGAAGGTCAGATACGTCGCATTCACAGACACTCCCCAACCACAGTGCAAGGTATGGGAGGTCTTCGTAACGAGAGCCTGGCACCACCCGAGGCTCCAGGCCAGGCTCTTGAAGATCAAACCTCATGTGTTCTTCCCGGATGCTGACATCTACGCATGGTTAGATGGGTCGTTCGAGATCGTGAGAGATCCAACCAACTCGATAGTGAGGCACTCACAGTCCCATGACATCCTCGCGTTCAAGCACCCTCACAGGACCAGGGCAGAGGCCGAGGCAGAGGCGGTGAGTATCCACTGTGGTATCCCGCTTGAGCTGGCACAGGCCCAGGTAGCCTACTACAGGAAACAGGGGTGGGTCGAGCAGAACGCAATCACGTCTACCGGGTTCTTCGTCAGAAGGAACACCAAGAAGGTGAGGGCCTGGCAGGAGTCTTGGTGGGAGGAAGTTTGTCTCTGGACGATCCGAGATCAACTGTCAGTGGACTACACGATGCACAAGCACAACATCACAGTTGAATACTTCGATGGCCATTATAGAAAAAATCGTTACCTCAAATTCTATAAGCACCAATCGACGACTCCGGCCCCGGAGCTGCATCGAAAAAGAGGGTGGAAGAAGGGGGAAAGGGGACTGAAATGAACGATTCAATTACGGTGATCACCCCCACTGGGGATAGGTATGAGACGCTGAAGTTCCTGGCCAGGAACCTCCTACACCAAACCTACACCGGGAAGATCGAGTGGATAGTGGTGGACGACGGGGAGACCAATGCGGCTCCCAGGGCACTCGCTGAGGTAGGGGACTCCACTCTTGCCAACTACGGGATCACCTGTTATTACATCCGTCGCAAGCCGGTCAAGAGGGATTCAGGTCCAGTCAGCCTCGGCAAGAACTTGTTGAAGGCCCTGAATGTGGTCTCCTCACCCAACATCGTCATCTGTGAGGATGACGACTGGTATTCAAACACTCATCTAGAGAATGTCAGCCGGAGGCTTGAACACGCTGATATCGTCGGAACGGTGTGGCAGAAGTATTACCACCTGCCCAGCAAGTCGTATCGAATCTTCCGTAACCGTGGCAGTGCTCTGTGCTCAACAGCCTTTGGGTCTTACCTCATGGCAGTCTTCAAGATGGTGGTTGAGCAAGGTATCCATAATGGCAGCAAGGGATACGATGCCAGGATGTGGACTGTGACAGGGAACGACCCTTACATCCAAGACTGCTACGAGCCATTGCGGGATACCTGCATCGGCATGAAGGGCCTACCGGGCCGTGGTGGGATAGGTGTTGGGCACCGTCCAAAGAAGTTCCTGCCGGACCCGAATTTCAGAGTCTTGACGGAGTGGATGGGCAAAGAGTTCGCAAGTTTCTACATTAAGATGTGGGAGAGGGATTTCGCATGAGAGTCATTGGAGTTGACCCCGACAGCAAAGATACCTCATGGTGCTGCATGGAGGATGGGGAGGTCCTGAGCCTGGGGGTGGTTTCCATCCCAAGGAAGTTCAGGGGAGCGGATTCAGTTCGCGAGATGATATGGGCTCTTCAGGACCTGCCGAACCAGGTGCCCTGCGGCAAGGAGTTCCTTCTGGTCGTGGAGGGGCAGCAAGCATACCAGGGCAGGGGCAGGGCCGATCCGAACAGCCTCATTATGATCGCCCAGGTGACCGGGGCAGTTGCTGGGATTCTCAGGCCGTTCGCCGGTAGCCTGGTCATTCCCAGGCCCTGCGACTGGAAGAAGAGTGTCCCGAAGCCCATCCACCAAGCAAGGATTCTGTCGCGCATCGGCTGGGAGTATACCAAGACCTCTACAGGCTCCTACCCGACGAACGCACCGTTTGACTTCAAGGTAGGTGAATGGCTCCACTTAGTCGATTCCATCGGGTTGGCAGCATGGGGAGAGGCGCGAGGTTAATCCTCGCGCTCCTCGGTGCCTGAGCCCATGCCGTTTATGATGTTCCACTGCTCCGGTGAGATCGTGGTCTCTTTGGTCTTGGAGTAGATGGGAACTACAGTGAATGATCCAGGTCGCCGGAGGGGGTCGGGGTGCTTGAAGTCTCGCATGTCAACCCTCTTCGCGCTTCCAGACAACTTCACACCAAGGGCCTTACCCAGAATTCTGTCAAGGTGGGCTGGAACAGCAGCATCCAGAATGTCACCAACCTCTTTATCGTATTCGGCCCGGTAGTTTAGTGTGGCACGATCAAAGAATGGATCTCCCTTCCATGCCTTCCGCTTCTTGAAGAAGATCATCTCCTTGCCGAACCTGGCCTTGGCAGCACGACCCTCTCCAGGAGTGAACTTCCGCACGCGCCGCCTGCTGATCTCAAGGTGGGCCTCGGCAGGTCTACGAGGGTCCTTGCCCTTCGGGAACATGACCCAGAATCCTACCTGCTTTGTGCTCCCACCATAGCCATCATGGTAGGACCTGGCCCAGTGGTGCTTGATCCGAAGGTTGATGACGCTGGACTTGCGCCGGAGTTTGATGCCGTCGATAACGATTCTGAGGGACAGTGACCTACACTCGGACCCTGCCCGGTGCTTGAATGCACGAGCGAGGATATAGGCCGTTGAGACCTCTATCCTCTTTCTCGTCAGACCTCTCATTAGCCTGCCCATGTTATCTCTTCAATCCTTTGTTGGGGTCGCGGCCAGCGTTCTCGGGACCAGCGAATTCCTGGCGCATCCTGGAGACCGTATCCATCTGCTCGACTTCCATCTCATCAACGATCTTTCGGAACTCGAAGTCACCTCGGGCCAGGCCCTTCACGCCCAGGTCTCCACCGAGAGTATTGTTTAGGACGGTCTCGAACACCTTCTGGGCAGGGCCGATGACCAGGCTCTGGAACGCCTTCATGGTGGAGACGATCTCGTTGGCCGCACCCATCTTGCCTGGGATCTGGATGCCAGCGAGCAGCGGCGGGACTCGGTGAGCAGTCACGACTTCCTGGGCCAGCCCTGCATTGAGGTCACTGAAGGTATCCTCACCTCCCCTGTCGAGAGCCAGCTTCTCCAACTGGATCTTCATGTTCGGGTCCGTGATGTTCATGACCAGGGACTTGTGGGAGTTCCCGTGACCCATGTTGGCCTGGAGTGAACTGGTGAGGGATTCCCAGTTATCAGCCCCGACGTTCTGGCCGAGGAGGAAGAGCATGAATTCGGGCACTGCTCTGTTTTGGAAAAAGTCATACTGGAACTGGTGCAGGCACTGGACCAGCTCTATGGCCGCGACACCACACAACCAATCAGGGACCCCATACCACCTGGACTGGGAAGTAGGTTTACGGAAGTGAATGACCTCACTTGAACGAACGTCTCCGGCAACCTTTCTCCGTGTCTTGAAGTTCTCCGTGTCACCGAAGGCAGCAAAGAGCCGGTCCCCGGACGTGAAGACATTGCCCAGGCCCGCACCCAGGACCTCGTAGTGCATGTTGTAGAAGTCATCCTCCACATTCACATAGACGTAATTGGCAGGCAGGTGATGGAGCCCAGAGACCTCTCCGAAGGCGTTCCGGACCACCTCGATGTAACCGTTGCCGGTCTGCCAGTAGTCCTCGCACACGCTGGAAATCACGTCCTGGATGCTGATCGAGCAGAGGGGGTCAAGGAGGTTCTCTGCCTTGGAAAGTCTACGGTCGGCCTGGACATCCTCCTTGTTGACACCCTTGGCTTCCTGTGGAGGCTGGATTCCACCTGGGAACTTTGGTGCAGCCTTGTCGCGTTTCTCTTTTTCGGTGGCGAACCCCAGGCCAACCGTAGATTCAGATTTTGTTTCGATGCAGGTAGAGTGATGGGCATTCGATTTCTTGAAGTCAAGTGCCGCTGAGAAATTGAATGGATGGCCCTTCCTGCCCTGTGAGGGGTCCTGGTTGGATACCCCATCCACTGGAGCCATCTTGAACAGCGCGTCCGTCAGGGACACGTCACGGGCTCCATACAGCTTGTTGTGGAAGTGATTGATGAAGGAGACCATGGAGTCGGTCTTCTTCTTTTTACTGCTTTTACTCATTTTTCCAGCCTTTTATCAAAAAAGAGAGAACTTTTTCCGTTCCATTGCGTTACATGCCTCAGAAGGAAAGAAGTCCGTCGTCACAGAATGATACGCAATTTGTGGCGATTAGTTTGTATCACTTATGTAAGGACTCGATAATGAAACGGAGAATCAAACGCGCCTCGATCAGGTTTATCAGCCTGGTCCCAGCCGGTGCAAACAGACTCCCGGTGATCTTGAAGGAGGATGGCCTGTTCGAAATGGACTTGGTATCCAAAGCCTCCGAGGCCCTGGATGAGATCCATGCGATTGTTTACACCCCCGAAAACAGGGACTCCCAGGGGGACATCGCATCGGCAGAAGTAATCAAACAAATGGCCTACTCTTTTCAGCAGGGTGGCGGCCAATTGGACCTTCGCCATGATGGCAAGGCCCTCGACAAGGAGCGTGCCTTCGTAGCAGAGACCTTCATCGTTCAAAAGGGTGACCCCCGTTTTAAGGACCTGAAGAACCGGGATGGTATCCTGGTAGAGCCTACAGGTGCTTGGGGCATGGTCATCAAGCTGGAAGATGAAGAGTTGAAAAAGCTCTATAAAGAAGGTAAGTGGTCGGGGGTGTCCCTGGCCGGAACTGCTGAACTTGAGGCGGAGAAAGAGGAGGACTCTACTTCGCTATTCCAATTCGTGAAGTCTCTCTTCAATGGAGAAAAGAAGATGTCCAAAGAATTCAAGAAAGACCTTGAAGATCTCACGAAAGTCGTGAGTGGTCTCGCCGAGACCGTCAAGGAAATGACCGTTGTCAAAAAGGAAGAAGAGCCCAAGGTCTCCGACTCCGAGGCAGCCCTCATCAAAGAACGCGACGAAATGAAGGCCAAGCTGGAGAAGCCCAAGGTCTCCGACTCCGAGGCAGCCCTCATCAAAGAGCGTGACGAAATGAAAGCCCGGCTCGCAAAGCTGGAAAAATCCTCGAACCAGGACCCCGCCGAAAACGATCCCGCTGAAAGCGTTCTTGGTATCGAACTCAACAAAGAGGAATGTGACCTCGTGGCTCGTGCCAGCAAAGTCGCTGAAATCCTCAACAAGAGGAGAGGACTGTAATCATGGCTTACCGAACCAATGAACTGTTCGGAAAATCCGACTATGATGCGTATCCGCGCATCCAGCCCACCAAGGTCCTGCCCGTCACTTTCGGAAGTGATGCCGCAGAGCCCACCGTTGAAGTAGGCACCCCTGTCTCTTTTGACTCTGCCAACTTCGAATGGGTCGTGTGGTCTGCTTCCGGAACCGGTGATGTTGACGAGATCAAAGGCTTCGTCTACCCCGATTCCTTCGTGCTGGATTCTGCCGGAGAACTCATCGCCCAGGTGATGGTTGCCGGAGAGATCCATTATGATGATGTGGTTCTCCCCTCCGGGGAATCCCAGTCTGACCTGAGAGAGGCTCTCCGGGCGGGTTGCCTGGAACGTGGCCTTGTCATCCGTGGCCTGAGCAAAGTGAGGTAATCAAAAATGACCTATACGATCAACGAACTCAAGTGGTATGCTCTCACCTCCCTGATCAACGAGATCAAGGGTCCCCAGAGCTTCCTGAAAGAACTCCTGTTCTCCAACTTTGAGACCCTCTCCACCGAGGTGGCCGAGCTGTCTTACCTGGTTGGTGATCGAGTCATGGCTCCCTTCGTCAAGAAGAATGGTGAAGCCATCCCCGTCGAAGGTCTCGGACACGCGTTCGCGACCGTCGAGATGCCCAACATTCGCATCAAGCGACCCCTGACCCCCTCCGAACTCCTGTTCAACAGGAAGCCCGGAACGGTCATCTTCCCGTCTTCGGGTGAGCAGATCAGTGCCATCGAAGCGCACATCGGTCGCGATGCACAATACATGCGCGACATGATCACCAATGCAGAAGAGTGGATGGCTGCCATGGCCATACGAGGCACAATCGAATACTCGGTTGACGACGAAGCGAACTTCACCGTGACCTTCCCGAAGCCCGATGCACACTCCAGCACGCTCTCTCCCCTGTGGTCTACCACTTCCAACCCGGAAGAGGACATCATGGACTCCAAGAGACTGATCTCCAACGAGACCGGCCTCAGTCCCACCCACATGATCCTCGGGAGCAATGCCTCCAAGGAATTCCTCAAGAACGCGAAGATCCTGTCCCTCCTGGACCTTCGTCGGGCCAATCCCGGCGAACTCTCCTGGAAAGGCAACTTCACGCCCCAGGGTGCCATCTTCCTCGGTGACTGGCAGGGTCTCCAGGTGTGGGAGTATGGACGGAGCCTCAGCGTTGACGGGACCTCCACCGAACTCGTTCGTGCCAACTATGCCGAGATCGTCACCGCCAGCCCCCAGGCTGACAATGTGACCTACTACGGCGCAATCCCCGACATGGAAGCTCTTCAGGGTCGAAAGTTCCAGGGCAAAATCTTCTCCAAGAGCTGGATCGAGAAGGACCCCAGTCTCTATGTCATGCTGGCTCACTCCCGGCCTCTGTGTGTGCCGAGACGCCCCGGCAGCATGGTTTCCTACGAGGTCGCCTAACCCGTCTAAGGGAGGTCCTTCGGGGCCTCCCCATTTCCTGGAGTCGATATGAAAGTCATTCGAACATTCAAATACAACAGTGTGATCTACCTTGTAGGTCAGGAAGCCCCTCAACTCCCGAAGGTCAGGAAGGATGAACTCTTGAAGAAGAAGTGCATCGGACTGATCCCCAAAGTGGAGGAGCAGTTGGACCTCCCGGTAGGTGTCAGGCTGAAGAAGACCCAGGTGACGAAATGGAACCTCAATCCCACTTTGCTTGGTGACAAGAGCCTGGAACAGCTCCAAGTTCTGATCGTCGAGAGAGGTGGTGGAGGCAACATTCCGGAACTGTCCGAAGACTGCATCAACATGCTGTCCAAGGATTTCCTCGGAGAGGTCAAATAAATGGACCCACTCTTCTCAACCCTGGTTGCGGTAAAGGCGGCCCTGAGACTCTCCGGAGTATCGTCTGCCGTTGATGCCGACATTGATGCCCTTATCGACCTCGGCGTTCGAAAGGTTCGAGTGAATTTCCGCAAGGCTCTTGGTCACGAAAGAATCACGACAATCAAAGCATACTCTCAAGCTGCAAGTCCCGAAACCAATAATGAATACATACGGGAATTGGCTGAGATAACTGAGATTGACTGGGTTCGATTGGAGCTGACCTTCCTTCTCCCTATGCTCTTTATGGACTCAAGCTCTGACCAGCGCGAAGTCTATAACGAGGAGGCACCTTTCAGAAAGATGTCCATGGAGGAGTTGCGAAGGTTGCGCTCCAAGCTCAAGACCGAAGTGGAAACGAACCTCGATGTCTTGTCAGGTGAGAAGGATATTGAGGAATCAGGGTCTTTCAGGACAGTCACCATCGAACCAACCTCTCCCAGGAGAGTAGGGGATTCTCTTAACGAGTCACTGTAATGGCTACACACAAAGAAAAAATCTATACAGCACTTGTCACACTGGGCCTGGGGGGTGTATACTTCCCAGTCTCCTATGATGGCAGGACGATGACGATTGGATCAGTCAGTGTGGAACCCAAGTCAGTTCTCGCATGGGAGGCAGCCTCTGGATTCGGTGAGCCGATCCGACACAGGAGATCAAGGAGACAGGAAAAGACCAGTTGGTCATGGAAACTATACTTGGAGTTCAACCGAGAAGTTACCTTGGAATCGTTCGAGGAATCCTTCTGTGCAAGCCCTACGTTGATCTCCAGAACGTCTGACACGAGACAGATCACTTTTAAATTGGAGGATGCCCAATACGAGCATCCTGTAAGGAAGCAACCTGCAAAGGGAACCATCGTAGTTTTCACCTTCGATGTTGTCCTCTCGCCGGTTTAACAATAGGAGAAAGAAATGCCTGGTCTGAACACCACCGGCAAGCCGGATACCAGCGACTATCAGCTTGGTCGCGGGAAACTGTATTTTTCTGAACTGGACTCGGATGACATGCCAAATGAGTGGCGTGACCTCGGTAACGCACCTGAGTTCAACATCACCATCGAAACCGAAAAACTGAAGCACCAGTCCTCCAGAGAAGGTCTGAAGCTCACCGACAAAGAGGTTGTGGTCTCCCAGGAGATCCAGCTTTCCATCACCCTGGACGAATTGAACTTTGAGAATCTCGCGATGTTTTTCTCAGGTGATTCGGGCTCCAGGTTCAACGAAGGCGGCACCGCTATCACCGGCGCGGCCAACGTAACCGTCACCGAACAGGGTGTCTGGATCGACCTCTACGAGGATTCCACAGGCCAGCCCGACAGTAACATCATGGACAAGAGGATCTACGATATCGGAACGGTGACCATCGAGCCGACCGGTGGCGGATCTGCCATGGTCGAAAACACTGACTTCGAAGTCGATTCCGATCTTGGGCGCATTTTTGTCGTGGAGGGGGGTGATATGGTCGCTGGGTCGTATGACGTGGATACTGCAACGAATCTCACTGCTGCAGCATCCGTTCACACCGTAAGCACCCTTAAGAACTCCCTGCTCGAAGGTGCCCTCAAATACGTCGGGGAAAACCCTGCCGACGACGACAAGTGGATCGAATACAACTTCCACAAGGTTTCGCTGTCTGCTGACGGAGACCTCTCCTTGATCTCGGATGAGTGGGGAACCCTCACTCTCACCGGAACCGCGAACAAGAACTCGGCTGCCGACACCGACAGTCCGTATCTGACCATCGTGAGTGACCCGAGCCAGTCGTAAACTTTCCAGCCCCCGGAGCTTTTTCCGGGGGCTATTTTTTACCTTTGGAGACCTATCAATGGCATTTGATTTCAAAAACAAATTTTCCTTCTTTTCCCCAGAGTTCATCCTGCACCCGGTCCAGGGCCAGGACCTCCAGTTCTTCCCGATCTCTGTGAGGTCAGCCTTCAGGATCAGGTCAGTAGCCCAGCCCCTCGTCAAGGCCCTCACCGTTTTGATGACCAGGCATGACACTGACACGGCCCAGAATTCAAAGGCCAACAAGGAAGGTATCATCCAGGAGATCAAGAACGATGCCATCTCGGCAGACCTCGCCGCTTCCCGAACCAAGGAGCGAGAGACTGCCATGGGTCAAGCCGTGCAGGCCCTGCTCAACCCAGACAACGCCGCCATCATCGGAATGCTCCTGGCAGACTCCCTACGCAACGACATCCCTCGGGACCTCTCAACGGATGATGCCAAGAAGTTCGTGGACGAGATGCCTCTCCCGGCCCTGACAGACATGCTCACCGGACTCGCCAGAGCCAACGCGAAGGTCTTTGGCCCTTTAGCGGGAAAGGCGGAAGGACTGGTAAAACACGGTCTGGCCGCCGCAAACCTAAACGTCCCAGACCTCAGTCCCCAGGATGGTGGAGACGACTCCAAGACGGAGTAGTCTTGTGTGCGATGCGAGGACTTGATATTGAATGGGTGATCGACCTGGACATGATCTCGTTTGGAGAACTGATCGGAAGCGTTCGCCGTAATCAAAATCAAATCATCGCAGTAGAGGCACAGAATCTCAGGGCTGCATTTGGAGCGGAAGTAAAAGACTTTACAAAATACATTAAAGCTCTGCAAAAAGATGGGACGAGTTACGAGGGTCCCTCAGATGCAGAAGCCCTGATAGCAAGGTTTGGAAAGTAATGGCTGAACGTGGACTCAACTACAGGATCAAATCCTCCGCAGATGTGGCAGGGCTCAAGAAGGGCGAGAGGGCTCTAAGGAACCTGGCGAAGGCGACCAAGACCCTGGAGACCAACCAATCCAGGCACTCCAGAGCAATGGCAGTTGCCAATGGGAGGATGAACCAGCTTGGGTCCTCCATAGGCAAGCACACGGCCCGCGTAGGTAGGCACTCCAGGGCCATCAAGAGACAGACCTCGGTCGTCAAGAGGTCCACAGCGGAACTCACCTTGATGAACACTGTGGTGCGAAGGCTCCTGGTATCCTGGGGAGTCTTCTACGCCGCCATGGCCGCACAGCGGGGGTTCAGGAGCCTCATAGGTAGCTCGATAGACTTCAACCGGCAGATCGAGCAGTCCCAACTAGGTATCGCTGCGCTGATCACTGCATCGGCGCGTATCGAGGATTCCTTCGGGAGAGCAGTAAGCACCACCCGAGCTTTTGCCTTTGCCCAGGGAGAAGCAAGAAGGCAAGTCCAACTGCTAAGAAAAGATGCCCTCGCCACTGAGGCCACCTATCAGCAACTCCTGGAGACTTTCCAAGTAGCCATCGCCCCCGGATTGATGGGTGGAATGGCACTGGATGACATTCGAATCTTTGCGCTCAGGATCTCCCAGGCAGCTACTGCCCTCGCCATGCCACAGAGGCAGTTGGCTGAGGAAATCAGGTCCATCTTGCAGGGGTCCATCCGGGTCCAGAACACCCGCATCGCGGCGGCTCTTGGTATTACCAATGAGCACGTTCGCCGGTGGAAGACAATGGGCACACTCACCGAGAACTTGGTGAAAAGGTTCGAGGCATTCAAGGAGTCCGGTAAGGAGTTGAAGGAGACCTTCGCGGGCATCTCGGGTCGAGTGATGGATGCTTTCCAGCAGTTGGCCGGAGAGGGTGGCAGGGGCCTGTTCGACGAAGTAAAGTCCTCGCTGAAGGACATGTTCCAACTGATCGTTGACTTCTCGAAGAACTCAGTCATTATCCGCCCAGAAGCCATCGTGTTGGCCAGGGAGTTCTTCAAGCACATCCGGAACATTGTCGTCTATGCAAAGCAGATGGCAAAGGCGATGGACTTCAACTCATTCAAGAGCTTCCTAGACGCCCTCGGTGGCATCCTCGAATTCATCGGGAAGCTCTTTGTTGATATCGGTGCAGGAGTGGCCAGGGCCTTCGCTACACTGGGAGCCATTTCCAATGCGTTCGGTGGGGTTCTTGGGACGGTCAAAGACCTCCGTGGCGCATTGGGCAACGTCGTGACACTGATCACAGAGCTACTCGTCCTGAAGATCGCATTCGTCGGAATCAAGAATGCTGTCTGGGGTGTGAAGGTTGCGCTCCTCGGTGCAAAGGCTGCCGTTGGTGGTGTGGGAAAGGCAGTCACCTTCCTCAGAACATCCTTCTTCTCTCTAGTGGCTCCCCTTGTTATTGCTGGCACGATTGTCGTAGCCCTAAATAAGCGCATACAGAAAATGCTTGGAACGGACTTCAGTGCCATCGACCAGGTAGCGGTCGCCTTCAGAATAGCCTATAATATAGTCAAGGGCATCTTCAATACTGTCGCGTCTCTTGGAGGGATCTTCATGGCCCTGGGAGTCACCATTGATCGGTCCATCGGCTTGGCACTCAAGGCGGCTGCATCTGTTGCCCTCTATATTGCTGAATCCGCATTGGATGCAGTGGCAAAAGCACAACTACTTGCTGGTCACACAGACGCTGCCGACACGACATGGAAGGCAATGGAGAAGCTCCAGAAACAGCGCGAACAGTATAACAAGGAAATCAGAGCTGGTGGCGAAGAGATAGCAGGTGCCTGGAAGGACGGCTTCCGAGAAATATCTAACGCCTGGAAAGACTTCGACCTCATGGAGGGTGTAGATGAAATCATGGAGAAGGGTGGAGCAGAGTCAGGGAAAGCCTGGGTCTCCAGCTTCATCGGTGAGGTGAAAGGCTTTGCGGGAGAGGGAATAGGCGGCCTGCTGAAAGACCTCATTGGAGACGAAGGGGCTGAGGCTGGTGGAGATCGGCTGAAGGGATACGAGGCCATTGCTGACAAGCTGAAGGCAGCCAAGGAGGAAGGTGGAGGTTGGCTGAAGGGATACGAGGCCATTGCTGACAAGCTGAGGGCAGCCAAGGAGGCAGGTAGCGGCGGCGGAGAAGAGGGTCTCGAAATAGGGAAGAACTACGCTGCCAAGATCCAGGAGATGCAGGACAAGCTCAAGCCGATCACCCAAGAGCTTCAGGCCCAGGAAATGATCAACAGGAATATCAACGAGGTCTACTCTGGCAGGATCAGCCAGCTTGAACGGGAAATCGTTGGGCACCAAGGAGCTATCGCAGCAGGCATATCCGTGGCACGGAACGAGGAAGATATCCTCGTCAAGCGCAGGGAGTTGGTTGGTCTTCAGAAGGAGATGCCCATCCTACTCTACCAATCTGCACAGGCCCTCGAAAGAATCCGTGCGAAGCAGGCCATCCTTGTGGCAGAGACCCAGGGTGGCTGGGGCAACTCGATCAAGGCCATCGCACTGGACCTACAGACGAAAATCCCAACGGCCCTGGAGGTCGGGATGCGGGTGATGGAGACAGCCATCAAATCGTTCGCCTCCACGATTTCGAGTGTGGTCATTGACGCATTCGACCCCGACAAGTCCGGTGGGATCAAAGAGAAGTTCGCCATGTTCCTGAAGGGCCTGTCTTCCATGATCATCCAGGAGCTGGTCAAGATCGCCATGATGAAGACCATGGTAATGATCGGGCTGTCTGGTGCTGGCGGAATGCACTCTGGCGGGCGTGTAGGAGGGCGACTCAACGGAGGCCAACCCTCACTGGGCCACATGTTTGCGCCGCAGGGATTGGCTGATGGAGGGGCTCCTGCTGGACTCCACCACTCTGATACCATTCCGATCTGGGCCGCACCTGGTGAGTTCATGATGAAAGTGGACGCAGTGAAAAAGTATGGATCAGAAGTCATGGGAGCAATCAACCAAGGTCTGATCGACCCGAGCGCACTGAGGAGCCTGGCCGGAGTGTTCCAGAGGCCGACCCGCAAGGCACCCGCAGGCAGGGGATTCGCTGAGGGCGGAAACATCGCCGACACCGGATCGGGCGAGGATGCTCCCACAGTCATCCCGGCAGCAATCGTTGCCAGTGATGACGCAATGGACAGGCTCCTTGCCGGTGGATCGTCTGCCATGATGTCGTTCATTCAAGATAACTCGGAAACAATCAGTCACATGCTGAAGAACTAGGACACACTTATGACACTTAGATGGATTGAAGGATTCGAGACAGAACGAGCAGTATTAAAACTGCGGAATAAGTATCAGCCCATCGTCGGGCATATCCCTGACATGTGGAACGTGGGTCCTGTGTTCGCAGGTGAGATGTCAGGAAGGTTCCACGGGAAGGCAATAAACGGCTGCACACTGAAGACGCCACCGCTTGTATCTCCTGTTGCCAACACCTGGACTGTCGGCATGGAGATCCGTGTCGTGAACATCTCTGGAGATGATGAGGTCTTCAGGTTCTACAGCGGTGACCAGAATCAACTGACCGTCACACTTTCCGAGTCAGGGAGCGTGTATGTTCTGAAGGTCCTACGAGGTGCGACCCTGCTGGGAACCACGACCGTAGAATTCAATGAGAGCGCATGGTATTACCTAGAGATCCAGGCCACCATCAACACTGGTGTGGCAGGTTCCGTCGAACTGCGAATGGATGAGACCGTTGTGCTGACACTCACAGGAATAAACACAGCGAACTCAGGGGTAGCAGGCGCAGACATTGCAGAGTTTCACGCCGAGGGTGCTGTATGGATAGATGATATCTACGTCCTCGATAGTGCCGGAACCTCCAACAATGACTACCTCGGGATTCAGACTGTTGAAGGGCTACTCCCGAACGCAGACGGTGCAACCCAGGAGTGGGACAAGTCTGACGTAGCACAGGATGCGTATACGCAGGTCAATGATGCTGCCAGCAGCAACGACTCCCCCGACCACTATGTCTACACAGACGCGACAGGTGAAAAAGAGTATTTCGAGTTTACAAGCCTGGCCCAATTGAGCGGCGACATAAACGGTGTTCAGTTCAACGGACATGCCAAACTCGACCAGGCTGGAACACGGGATATAAGATATAGGTTCAGGGCAGCCGGGGGAGCGGAAAGCACCATGGCATGGAAAGAAACAGGCCATCGTGGAGAAACGACTTCTGTGTTCCCCCATGTCGAGGAGCAGAATCCACAAACAACTGCAAAATGGACTGCTGCAGACATCAATGATAGTCAGTTCGGGGTAGAGAGGGAATAACATGGCAATCAGACTACTAGAGGGTTTCGAGCTAGACAGGAACGCCACGTATCTTGGCTACCGCACAGAGGCCCTCGCCGGGACCGTCACCTTCTCAACTTCGGGCAGGACGCACGGGTTTTCTGCTTCAGGGCCAGCGTCTGGTGGACCTCTCTGGAGGTATGATCAGCTATCGGCAGCCCTGTTGGACGAGTGGGTCATTGGGTTCGGGTATCGGTGCAGTGCAGCAATTGCCGCAGGTTCCCAGACGAACTGGACCGGAGTAAGCCTGACGGACGGTAACGCTGTGGGTAATACCCAGATAATGCTCTATGCCGAGCGGGTCGATGACGAGACCGTCAGGTGGAACCTTCGCAGGGGGGATAGCGTCTCCACAGGAGCATCCCTGGGAACGAGCACTCCCTTCAACCCGAAGGTGTGGCATTACTTCGAGCTGAAGGTCGATGTGAGAACTGGAGTAAACGGTTCCGCCACGTTGAAGATGCACGATATCTACGGGACCGAAACCACCATCTTGACGGTCTCTGGAGTTGACACAGCATACCAGGGAACAGATGGAGCAGACAGGTTCGGGATGCAGATCAGAAGCTACCCAACACATACTGCACATTTCGACGATCTGTATGTCCTCGACACGGCTGCCGGAACACACACAGACTTCCTCGGCCCGATCATCATCGAGTCGAGTCACCCAGAAGCAGATGGGACGTATTCCGAATGGAGCCCTGACCCGTCTGGGAGCCATGCAGGCAATGTGAGAGATTCTGAAACCATTCCAACACTGACCGACTGGGTTGAAGATGACGGAGCATCAAGTCCTCAGTCGAGAGACCTCTACACCTACGATGACCTCGCAATAGCAAAGGGTGATGTGGTCGCCCTCAATCTCCAAACGATCTGCCAGGTCGATGCCGCCAGTAGTGGGTCATTCCACCACTTCTTGAGGAACGCTGCCGGGACTGAAAACGATGGCATAACGAACACGACGAACAGCACCACTCCGGTGATGTTCTCTGAAATCCTCGACCAGGACCCGGTTACCGCAGCGGCATGGGACTCTGACGACATTGACGCTTATGAATTCGGAGTGGAGAGGGAATAACAATGGCAACCATCGAGGTCCACAGGCAGGGGAAACGGGTAGCGGCAAAAGAGAACACGGACAACGCCGCAGCCTCACTGGAACTCAGCCAACTCGGGATTGAGGTTCTTGGCAGGGCACTGCCGATGGCTGGAACGCCTCTCGCCAGGCCGTCGTGGAATGATGACCTGTTCATGCACAACTGGATCAGTAAATTCCAGATCCACACGAGGTATGACACCTCCATCACAGTATCGGCCGAGAACCGCGCAGAGGAGCGGGTCAGCCTGCTCTACAAGCCGCACAGATCGACCGCCTTCCAGTGGACCGAGTTGGACAGGACCGCGCTGGATCAGGTCATGCTCAACCTCAGAGGGATGGCCAGCGAGACCTGGGCCTGCCCCCTCTACGGTGACCAAATTGAACTGACCGAGGATTTCACATCTGGACTGGGTGGATCGGTCTTCAGTTTGTATTGTGAGCCACTCCTCCGAAGGTTCCCGGCTGGGATTCGAATCGCTGTGGTTAACTTGGACCCCAGTGGGGACGTGAACTGGGTTCACTTCACTCAGGTGCTGAACCGTTACACCGACCGGCTGGATGTGTCGTCTGACATGCCCTATGACACCCTCGCTGGACGCACGCTCATCTACCCTTGCCTGGACATGGAACCAGTCGCCACGGCCTCTGTGAAGCACATATCGTCCACCAAGGCTATCGTGAATGTGACCGCGCAGGAGATGATCGGCGATTCGGCCCTGCCCCCGAGCTGGACAGGTATCGCCACAGGGTTCGGGTCCTACGATGGCCTCCCGATCTTCGCGCCAGATCATAACTGGGTCACAAGCCTTGACTCCAAATATTCAATGGATGGAAGTCTCTATAATCAGGGTCGTGGAAAGATCATCGACCTCAGAGGTGCTCATCCCAGATTGACACAGAAGTTCAACCTCCAGCTCAACCGGACAGATGCCTACAGGATGCTCAACTTCTTTGACTCCAGGCTGGGTAGGGCAATCCCATTCTGGACCATCGACTCCGAGGATCTCTGGGAAGTGGATGCAGTAGCTACAGGATATGTGGACATCACAGCGGTTGGAGACTTCACAAAAATGCAGGAGGATTTTGATTACGTCGGCCTCAAGTTTTATGAAGATGAGTCGCAGGTCAAGGCTATACATTCCTTCCAGGATAACGGAGCCACCTGGAGAATTGTCCTGGATGACAACCTCCCAAGTGGACTTTCCGTGAATGATGTGCTATACTGTTCTCGTGCCAGGAAATCGAGGTTCTTGAAGGATTCATTGTCAGAGGTGTGGGTAAACGATGGCATATGTGAGATAATGGTCCAGACCATTGAGCTGTTGCAGGAAGGGAGTGTATCATTATGAGTGGCATCATAGACGCTGCATATAAGCAGAGTTACCACAAGGTTAGGTTCACCAGCATGGACAGGACGCTGGTGAGTCCTTACTGGACATACGACGAATACACTGACTGGACAACCGACCTGTCCGGAACTTCTACTGACGGGTTCAAGACGACTCCGACCATGGAAGTTAAGTCGATGCCAAACAACGGATTGATCGAAGACCAGGAGATGAGGATACTCCTCCCAGAGGACACCTTCACATTGCGAGTCGCTGGTAGTGAGCCGATAACGCGGATCAAGATGGACATCTGGGAGCGTTTCCAGGACCCAGAAGGGGCCAGTGATGCCACGGACCTCCATATCTTCAGTGGCTATGTCGTGTCCACCACCCTCCACCCGCTAGGCAAGAGGGGGGTCGTCAGGATCGCAGCAAAGTCTCCGAAGAATCTCTTGGATGTGAAGCTGGGAATGATGGCAACACCTGAATGCCTGTGGACCCTGGGTGAAGGAAAGTGTGGAGCAGTAGCCGCCCCGATGAGCGGATTCAACGTTGGGTCGGTAGCAGGGAAGCTCCTCATTGTGAATTCGATTGGAGTGTATTCAGACTATTATTTCCACAGGGGCTACATCCTGCGGAATGAGTTGCGGATCGGGATCAGGGAGTGGAGAAGCTCTGCACCTACCGAGTTCCACATGACGGATGTCCCACCACAGGATTGGGTAGGTGCTGGCGTCTTCGTCATGCCTGGGTGCGACAAGACCCTGGCAACATGCAGGAGCCGGTGGAGTTCTGAGAGCACATTCATGGGATTCGGATATGGAATTCCGGCGTATCAGCCAAGCAAGAGAGGTCTATAATGTTTCACCATACTGAGATGCCTTGGATGTGGGTTCCAAACGGACATGAAGAGGCTGTCAACCAGGCCATAGCTGATTCCTTCGCAGCAAAGGGCAGCAAGGAATTCGCTGCATCTGTTGTTGGTCGCTTGAGGGGGCAGCAAATCAGCCCCAAGTTTAAGACCTCCAAGATCCAGAAAGCCCTCGACCTGGAGCCAGTTAAGGCAGACGGGGACAGGTTTCCGATTCGACCGGGGGATATTATCCTCCTCTCAGGCCCTCCAGGTATGGATGATGAGATCAGAGTCGTCTCTGGTAGGAAAAACGCCCTCTATTTCTGGAAGCAGAACTTTGGTGTTGAGATGTCCGGGATAGTGGTGGACTCTCTACAGGTGTGTAATGGTATCTTCAGGAGCATAAAATGATATTTGATATTCCCCAGTTCCTGCCAGGAGAGTTGCTCATTTACCCAGGGTTCTTGGTAACCCTCATTCTATTTGCTGTATCCATGGCGGCGGCCATAACGTTTTCCGCCATCATGGACAACCAGATCAAGCACAGTGGCATCCAAGAGATAGAATCCAACATCGCAAGGCGAGGGGCGTATGTTGCATGGATCACTGGTCCTGCCCGTGTTGGAGGGGTGTTTGCATGGGTCCAGGATGGCTTCCAAGTCATTAAGAAAAAGGGTAGCCATTTTCCTACGGGGAACTACACGAAACGAAAGATGTATATGCAGAGAGGGTTTCACGCTCTCGCTGTAGGTCCTGTGAGCGAACTTACTACCATTTACGAAAACGATAAACCTTGGTTCACAGGGAACCTAAACAGCTCGAACACTCCATCCGGTAGCTTGATTTCAGTTGGCCTGGAGGGTTTCAGGATCTACTGGGGAGAAGACAGCCAGCCGATAGATTCTACACTCGCAACAGGTATGGGGGTATCATCGAGGTGGCCTGGGCTATGCTATATAGTCTGGTGTGATAAGCTCATTGCCACCGTCCCAAGAGGCGCAGAGGTCAGTGGGGCAACCTGGGGGACCCTCCACTACGATATCGTCAAGTCTCCGTCTGGGAACCTATCTGCTGGGATCGTTAGCGAGAAGGTCAATGTCTACGACAACGCCCTCCCGACCTGGCACCCGATCACAAACACCTTCACTGGTGCTGAAGGTGCAGGATACCTAGAGGTGTCTCCAATGTCGGAGCCGACTGTTCTGGCAGAGTATAAACCAGATGAGTTCCGCCTGAATGTTGGCGACAAGGTTACCGTAACAAACAGCTCAACGCTCGATGGAGACTACACCGTAAAGAGTTACAGCATTTATTCTTCGCAAACATCTACAACAGGCGTGTGGCTGGGCCGCCCAGTGATCCGGATCTTCCCCTATGGCGGGATATCTGCAACAGGCGAAACCGGCAGGGCCGACTTGCTCGGCAGGGACTATACCTCGCAGGGTGTGAATCCTGCCCATGCGATTTACGACATGTTGTTTGAGGATTGGCCGACCGGGCTAGGGTTCGATAAGTCCTTCTGGGACACTGACAGCCTGGAGGACCTCGGGGAGTATTACGAGAACGCCCTCGGGACCGATCTTGATGTCTACACATCCTGGGCAGCGCGACAGGGTAGGACGGCCAAAGAGGTCCTGTCTCTCGGGCTGCAAGACCTGAGCGTCCAGTTGTATCTCGATACGTCCACAGGGAAGCTGGCCTTCTCCACTCTTGATGAGCCTGGGAGCCCACTTGATCACATAGATGAGGACATGATCCTCGACCCCCTGCCTGAAGTTATCAAGTTCACAGACGAACAGCGACCGAGCAAGGTTCTGTTCGTGTTCAAGGATATCGCCAACAACTGGGCAGACACAACCATCTCGGTAGGCAACGATGGTGTTGCATCGCTGGTTAGCTACCAGAACGCCCAGGAGGTCCAGCTATCAATCGCAGTGTGCATGGAGGTTGCAGGGATACTTGCAGAAAAGAAGTCCCAGGAGGTTCTCGCGAAGCACTCCTCCATCAAGCTCCACTGCGGCAGGTCTGCCAGGACCCTACTCCCGTCCCAGTGCGTCACTATCGACGGGTTCGATGAAGTGATGCGTATCCTCGAAGTGGAGGGCATACCGAACTCCAGTAAAGTAAAACTTACCGTCATGTCGGATATCTTTGGTGTGGCAGCCGCGTCCTTTGCCCACAGTGATGGCTTCTACACCTCCCAATCCAATGACTCCTGGGCCATTGACTCCCTGGTTGCGCTTATCGAACTCCCAGAGCATATGACCATGCTACGAGATGAGATGTGGCTTGGGTGCTCCAGGGTCCGGAGGCACGACAGGATCGCAGGCGCAGACATTTACCTGTCAGAGGATGGGACGGACTACACCTTCGTTGAGGAGGACTACTATCCTGGGCTCGGGGGAAAGCTCTTGGATGCCCTGCCGGACACCTCCCTGGGAATCGTTGCGACCGGACCCACCTTCACCTATGTAGGGACGGATTACGATGCAGTTGTCCAGGACCTGTCAAGTAATGATACGGCCTGGAGGAGGGGTGATCAGCTCGTCTTCATCCAAGGAGAGATCCTGTTCGTTCAGGAGATCGTCCATGTGTCAGGTGTGACTTACCGAATGGACGGTGTGATCCGCGCGAGGTATGATACTTCGGTTCAGGATCATGCCGCTGACGACATGTTCATGATCTGCAACAAGAGCGAGTTCACTGCTTTCAACACTGGCATTTACGTCCCTGGGGATACTTACTACCTGAAGGCAATGCCCTATGGGGGCTCCGTGCATGAACACACTCTGGCAGATGTCCCAGCCATGACTGGCACGCTGATCGGCAAGGGGGTGAAACCGATGGCTCCCCTGAACCTGCGAGCCTCTCTTCCTCGTAACTGCGTCCCTGCATTCTACACCGGCGAGAACTTTGTGTTCGACTGGGCCTATATGTCCACCCTGACTACCGGGACTGGAGCTGGCCTTCAGGGCGCAGGTGAAAGAACAGATGTCAGTGCAGTGGATGGTGACTTCATCATTCAGTTCCTGGACTCCGGTGACGTAATCAAGCGTGAAGTGAACATAAGCCAGGCGATAACCTACACGTATTCAAACGCAACCCTCGTAAGTGACTTCAGTGGAGAACCCGCACTGTTCAAGGTTCGAGTCTACAACGTTCGAGGTGGATATACCAGTGACCCAGTAACCCTTACAATGAATAGGATCTAAAAATGGCCAGACCAGCAAGAAACACAATCTCACATGGTGCAGAGTCCTGGGACGCTGACATCGAGACCAATTTCGCCCTCATATTCGATACCCCCTTCCCTGTGGCAATTTATGCGAACATCGGTGTCTTCCCGGCTGCCTCATCATATGAGAACTGCCTGGCAATTGCGATAGACTCCGACATCCTCTATTCCAGTGATGGTGCGACATGGAGCGCAGTCTCCGTGACAACCTTCCTTGGGATGACCGACACTCCAGCCACCTATGCTGGGCAAGCAGGAAAATACCCGAGAGTAAACGTAGGTGTGGATGCTCTGGAATTCGTAACTCCTACCTTCCTGGAGCAGTCTGACACACCCGCAACGTTTGCTGGGCAGGCCGGGAAAGCTGCCGTCGTGAATGGTGCAGGAGATGCCCTGGAGTTCTCGGTGGTCAGCGGTGGAACCACAGCGTATTCGAAACTCCTCGGCAGGTTGCTGGAGATAACTTCCAGTGAGACTGACACAGGAATGCGCTGGACGGCCAACGAACAGATTTACTGCAAATACATCGACAACGGTCTTTTGCAGAACAACGGCACCGACATTACAAACCACAATATTGTTAACTTGGTCAATGTCATTGATGCCTGGGTAGTGGTGTGTAGTGATAACTTCACCCCAGATGGTGACTACCAGAACGCTCCAGGCTCCCACGGTGGAGGAGGCAACGACACCACAGCAGTTTACTTTGATGCCACGACAGCCAGGATCAACACCGTATGGAACGCTGGGACACACTACGGCAGAACCTACGTCCTGTATACCAAGACTGCTGGCGGAACGACAGAGACAGAAGGGTGTATCTCGCACTCTACCTCAGAGCAGGCCACGGGATGGAACTGGGTTGATGGTCGCAGCATCTATGTGAAGACCATCGATACTGGTGGGATGCCTGACTCCGCATCAAAAACTGTCGCACATAATATTACTGGCCTGGAAGAGGTCGTTAGTGTGTCTGCCATCTCCACTACGGGGTCCAGCCACATGGTTCAGCCGAGACATGCCGCTGATTCCAACGTGTGGTTTATCGACAGCACTGACATCACGATCACAACGACATCGGACAGGTCAGCCTACACAGCCAGCTTCTGCACGATCTACTACACCAAGAGCGTGTATGATGGTGGTGTAGGTGAGACCAAGGGACCTGACTACTCGACCGAGGAGCAGGAGGCTGGGTTCACTCAGGGCGGCGAAGATGTCTACTTCAAGACATTCGATACCGGGTCCTTGCCGAACGCGACCTCGAAGACAGTCTTGCACGGTATCCTCAACCTGAAGAGGGTCATCCACTTGATGGGTGCAGCATATGACGATACGACCAACAACGCCTGGTATCCGATGCCAGTCGTCAGGGGCGACACAACGAACTCCCTGGAGATCACAGTGGACTCAGAATCAATGGTTCTGGAATCTGCCGTGGACCTGACGGACTTCGCTTCCTCGTATATCACCCTCTACTACACGAAGCTAAGTGGTGATTTCGACTCAAGGGACCCGAAGAGACACATCCACACCGACACCGCCATCTATGTCGATACTGCCGGAAGCAACGCGACCGGGGATGGCTCCGCTGCAACACCGTGGAAAGACCTGTCCTATGCACTGGCCAGGTTGGATGAATACACCATCGCCCCAGATGCGACGGTGACGATCAACATGGCAGACGGTGCTTACACAGAAGCCATCACAGTGGAGGTTCGTCATCCACAGGGGGACCAAATCATCATCACCGGCTCCGCGACAACGCCCACCGGGTATGCAGTTACAGGGGCCAGTGCGGCACCCAATACCTTCACAATCGTTGGAGACCTATCCGCCACCTTCGTTGCTGGAGAACGTCTGCTGATCCAGGCATCCACCATCAACGATTCCATCTATGCTGTTGTATCCTCGGCCTTCGGTGGCGGAAACACTGTTATCACTGTGACAGAGACTCCACAGGACACGACCGTTGATGGCACGCTCTACAGCCTGCCACAAGCAACCGCAGTTACAATAGCTGCCACTGCCGGAAGTTCCGTCATTGACGTAAGTAATGGGCACTTTTTGAAGGAGCTGACAGGCATCGCACTACTGCCCTCAGCCACCCAGTATGGGCTCAATGTCAGCCACGGGTCAAGTGTCTTGGCTTCTGATAGGTTGTTTGTCGAAGGAGGCAATCCTGGAATCAGGGTTTTCCGGCACAGCAGTCTGCTCTGCAACGGACTCCTCTCCTATGCTTCAGATGCAGTTGGAATCTACATAGGTAATCACTCATACCTGGGTTCGGACGGTAGTGGAGGACAGCCTGACTTCTTCTATGTGTGTAACGCCACGGGAAACGGGTGCGCCTGCGACGGCAATAGCCGGACTGTGTTGAGCAGCGTAGCGGGGTCCAGGCCGACGTTCTCGCAAAATGGAGGCAACGGGCTGGTTGTCATAGGATATAGCACCTTCTCAGGGGTATACATTGGGTGTATTGGAAATTTCTACAGCGGTTGTGAAGTAAGTAACGGGGGGAATCTCTCCGCTGCAAACTGCAATTGCCAATACAATGGGTCCAGTGGAGTCAATGCAGGAATGTTCAGTGTCATAGCTGCTGGGAACTGTGTCCTGAGCTACAATAGCAACGGATTGACCCTTAACGGAACTTCATATGCTGAAGTTGATGGTATAGCTGCAACAAACAACACAGTCTACGGGTCCTATGTGCTACGGAACTCTGCCGCCTATATAAACGGCGGTGCTGGCATCAACACAAACGGAACTGACTTCTCTCCACTCGTGGGAGTTGTCGGAAATTCAGAAAGCCTCCAGTCATAATCTCATGAAAATCATCATCAAAAAGGGTGTGGCAATTGCCACACATTCCGACCACCAGCATGTTGAGGGCCTCTACGCAGGCTCGGAGGTCATTCACGTTCCAGACGACACCGTGGTGGACCTTGGGGAGCCCTTCGAGAGGGCGAAGGTCGGCCTGGCAGAGTTCCTCACCTCTCTCAGGAAGCGGCGGGATCAGCTCCTCATGGAGTCTGACTGGACTCAACTCAAGGACTGCCCACTCACCCTGATCCAAGCAACCAAGTGGGATGCCTACCGACAGCTCCTCAGAGACTTTCCCAAGCTCATCCTAAGCTCCTCCCAGAAGATTGTCTGGCCCACGAAGCCGGAGAAGGGCCAGGGTGATTCCATAATGTCCTGGTAGACTGTTTGACTTTTCTCCTTTTTTAGAGTATAATTCCTGTGTCGGCGCGAGTTGCGCCCGAATGGAGCAAAAAGATGGCAGACAAGTTGGACAAATATATCAAGGCATGGCTCGGCAGGGAATTCCACCCATCCAAGGATGACAACGGAACGATCTACCTGTTCCTTGAGAAGCCAGCACAGGGATACTACGGCGGCGGCTCCTACTTCTGGAGGGTGTCGGACCCCTCCCTGAAGATTCAAATGCCTGCTGGCATTGCCTTTCACCTGAAAATCGTGCCGGGGGCTTTGCACCCGATACTGCACCCACTCGAAGAACTCAAAGGAATAAAGTCATGACCAACCCACTGCCACACCTCGCGTCTTTGGCGAAGAAGGTCTCCGAGGGCAAGAAGACCCTGAGTAAGAAGGTGAGTAGCTTCACCATTACGCCAACCAAGCAGGAGGCCAGGGCCATCCAAGGATTCACTCGCAGGGACACCGAACTCTGGACTGCCTTCCAGAAGGTGGCTGTTGGTGGACAGAACCTCACATTGGATGCAGAATCGGCCAAGTCCGTCTTCACATTCTGCATCATGATTCTGCACGACAGTGGTGCCATCAAGATAGCTCCCCCAGCCGAAAAGAAGAAGAAGAATTAAAATGTTGATCATGCTCAAAGTAATCGTTGTCTTGACCGGATTTGCCATAGGCACGGTCCTCTATCGGTATGCAGCCGACTTCGTGTGGAAGGGCTTCGGAGGGAAGAGGAGGAAAAAATGAGTGAACCCGAATTCCTACGACTAGTCTTGGTCTTCCAGTTCATTCTCCTTCCCTTGCTCAACTTCCTGCACAGGTGGTATGTCTCCTGGGCGAACATGAGGATCACTTTGGCTCAGGTGAGCGACAACCAGGACGAGAGAGATGAACCGGAAGGAGAGGAGGAGCAAGTTGGATTTCGATCTTGACATCTGTGGGATGGCTCGGTGCAAAAAGAGTGCCTACCTTATTCTCTGGGTAGCCGGAGACCCTCACGGGCTCTGCGATGCTCACTGGAAAGAATACTGTGACGAGTCGGAGGAATTAGCGTGCTCCGGACGGTGGAAGAACGGCGAACTGAATACAAGGGTGGAAAAAGCCCTCGCAAGGAGAAGAAAATGAGAATGTCTTCTGGAACGAACCTGGCAGCCATCTTTGTCGTGCTCATGGGCATGGCGTGTGTGGTCCTGGGCATGACTGAGGGTGAAGACCCTAGATACAGCCGGAGGAACGTCACAACGGACGTGTGCGCCTCCACGATGCCCTCCATCGTCAGGATCGACGTGGAAATGACCTACGGGGAGAATGAGTGGGCCTACACAGCGAAATGGCAGGGCTCGGGCATCGTCATTAACAGGGGTGGCCTGGTCCTGACGAATTGGCATGTGGCCGACGATACGACGGAGCCCACTGCCAGGGACTACAAGGTCACCCTGTGGGACCTGTCCGTGGTCAAGGCCGTATTCCTTGCCAGTGATATCGACGTGGATCTGGCCCTCCTCCAGATTGTTAACCCTCCCAAGAACTTGAAATCTATCATCTTCTCGACCTGGCCTATGCTGGGGGAGACCTGCCTGGTCCTTGGATCTCCCCTTGGGTTGACCCACTCGGTGTCCAGGGGGATCGTCTCCGGGCTTGACAGGACGGTTAGTGTGAAGATGAGCAGGTGGGCCTTCCGAGGCCAGGAGCGCGTCCTGGTGACCTTTGGGAAGATGATCTACAAGGGTATGGTCCAGACAGACTCACTGGTGTGCCCAGGAAACTCCGGAGGGGCCTTGGTCGATGTCAATGGGAGGCTCCTCGGAGTAGTGAATTGTGGGTCCAGCGGTGGGCCGGCCTTCGCTATCCCGGTCTCCACGATCTGGGGATTTTTGGAGAGGGTGCTGTAATCATGGACGGGTTTCTTCCAGCAATACCTAACAAGCGAGAATCCAGCTTCTGGGCTGACATCTTCCGTTACGACGGGATGTCTCCCGGGAAGTTCTACAAGGCCACCAGGAACACCCAGTTCATGATTGCCTACAGAATCGCCATGGAGATCGCCAGGCTCAAGGGGTGGCTCGTGTCGGGTGATCCACTGGCATTCCTCAGTGAGATGGAGCCAAGCCCCTGGACGGAGCCCGTCGAGTCCTTCAGCAACCCGGACAGCCGAAACAATGTCTACACCAGGATCGAGAAGGTGGAGCAGGCCAAAATCTCCCTCGTGCCCACGGATCTGGACCCGGCTGGGTTCCTTGAAGGTGCCCAGGCTGTTGCCGATAAGCTCATGATGAGCACCGTCTCCAGGTTCCAGCCAGTCCTGGAGAGGATGTTCGAGCTGGACAACTGGCGGGAATGGCCGTCCCCTGGGGAGGTCCTGGCGTTCGAAGGCATGTTGGCTTACAAGACTGCCCAGGAGTCGTCCAAGGGCGGTCGGTTTGCCCTTCGCGAAGGTCTTCTGAAGGACCACTGTCTCTTGATCCACGAGGCTGAGGGAATCGTAGCACTGTCCAGGAAACTTACCTCCAATATCTTCAGTGGCACGAAGAAGGAAGAGCGGTCCCTGGTCATCTCCCAGCTAGAGGACATCATCCGGAGATCCAAGGAGATCGGGGATGTCCGGGCCGAACTCGCGGCGGTGAAGCTCGTGACGAGGCTACTGGGCCTGGAGCCTGAGAAGGTGTCAGAGAAGAAATTCGATGACGAGCACGGACTTGATAACTTCGAATTCATTGATGTGAAAGTAGAACCGGAAGGAAAGAAAAATGGGAAAGATTAACAAGATCCTCAACTCCGCACGCCCGGAGTTCGAAGCCCTCATTTCTGGGCTCTTGGACGATGCGAAGGCGGCTGGTAACGATGCTGATCTTAAGGATTTTGCCAGTGCAATCGCGACGGATGTCCTCCATGCTTTCCGAGCAGGACACACCGATCTTGGTGGTGAGTTCTCAGCACAGGCCCTGCTTCTCGGAGAAATCTACCGCGTAAAACTCACAGAGGCTGCCAGGAGACGTTTCCTGGTGACCCTCAATCTTGTGTTCAAAACTGTTCTGGCAGTTATTGCCTAAAGGAGAAAATCATGCCCTGGTATATGAATTACAAGCAAGTATTGTCCCTTCTCATGTTCGTCGCTGGTATCATCCTCATTGTCTTGGGGAACGAAGCCATCGGAATCCCCCTTCTTGCCGCTGCCTCCGGTGTCACTATCGGAACCGGAAAGCTCGGAGTCAGAAAGATTGTCCCGCTCTTCCTCATGTGTGCTCTCTTCCTTCCAGCCACTGGGTGTAAAGTCGGAACCCTCGCTGTGGACGCAATCGCTCCAGGGATTACCAAAGTGCTGGACCGCCATGATGCTTACGTCCAGGCAGATGCGGCCTTGGACGCTTTCTACAAGACGGTTTACCTCCGCACGAGTGCATTGATCCGCAAACTCCTGAAGGAGGCCCAAAGCGATGCCTGATCAAGTCAACTTCAACGAGTGTCCGGTGGGCCGCGAGGTCTCCCTGAATCTCGCAATCATGCAAATCAAGCAGGAGGAGATCCACGAAAGTGTCTCCAAGATCGAGAAGAGCCTCCTTGGCAATGGGCGCGAGGGCCTAGTTGTCAAGGTTGCCAAGCTCGCCGTCAGGATGAAAATCGTTTACTCGATCCTTGGAGCTCTTGGTGCCTGGGCCTTAATCTCTCTTGGAGGGATGTTGCTATCATGACCAAACGCTCTAAAGACTTTCTCAAGTATTTCGAGGACATTCGCTTAAACATTTTATACCTATGTGAGGAGCTGAACTTCGTGCCTTCCGAAGAGCAGAAAAAGGAATTGATCAAGTTCCAACAGAACAGTCAGTCGGAGAGGCCGCGAACTTGGACCAGGCTCCAACTGGACCGAGGCAAGGGAAACACTACCTTGACCTGTATCATCCTGATCTGGACTCAGTTTCAGGAATGGGAGGGTCAAGGTGTGGTCGTCTCTTCCACCTTGCGGGGGAACCGCATCTGGCTTGATACTTTCAAAAATCTCATTCACGGAGCCAAGCCTGCCGTCAAGAGGTTGATCCACATCTCTCGGGACGGAATCAAGTTCTACATCGGTAATCTTGATCATGTTATCATGACCAGCATGGAGCATCCTGAGCGACTCAATGGACTCCACGTTGAGAACATGCTTGTTATCCTGGAGCAGAGCTGGGATATGCTCGGCAGTGAGATGATGAGGAGGGTCAACTTACTTACAGGGAGTGTCGGAACCTCGGTGGTGGCAACGTGAAAAGGTCATGGCAGGACAGGGATGGGGGATATGGGCATATGTGGGTAGTAGGTAAGCCGAAAAAGGCCCACAGGCTGTCATGGGAGATAGCTAACGGCCAGATCCCAGAAGGGCTACGTGTTTGTCATTACTGTGACAATCCAGGGTGCTGTAATCCTTCCCACCTATTTCTAGGAACAGACCAAGACAATTCAGATGATATGGTTAGGAAAGGGCGGAGCAATTCAAAACTTACAGAAGCTCAAGTAATTGAAATTAGGGAACGTTACGCTGCTGGTGGAATGACTCAGGAGCGATTGGGTGAAGAGTTTGGTATGACTCAATCTCAAGTCAGCTTCATCGTCAACAGGAAACGCTGGAGGCACCTACCTTGAAGTTCGAAACTTTTTTCGAAAAAATCCGGGAGAACATCTTTCATCTCTGCCAAGCTCTGAACTTCACCCCAACCCCAGATCAGGCCGCAGTATTGCGTCTTGTGCAGTTGGAGCGTGACTTACCTCACTCGCAGCAGAAGAGGCGTATTGCTGTGCGGTCAGGGCAGGGGG